CAATTGAAAACGAGTCTAATTTGGAGAAAATAATGTCCAAATCCCCAAAGATTACTAGAACTTTAATAAAATTATTGACTACTCAAAATAAAAAGAACGAAAAGTCAATAGGACAGCTTAGGGAAATTATATCGGATATAAGATGTATATCATACAAACCAACTACTTTTAGAGTACTGTTTCCTAATGGAAACTTTTTTGATTTGAAATATAATCCTAGCCCTCTAGAATTAAAATATCCTGAAGATTTTGCCGAATCTGATCTTTTTCAAGTTATTGCAAACGGAAAAAAGTACGATATTGTTAACAGGTCCGAGTTTGAACAAGCTTTGGATCAAATAAACATATTATTAAAAACCAATGCTATAACAAAAGAACCAGAGCCAGATGAAGAACCAGCTCCCGCAGAGGGAGGAGCAGAGGGAGGAGAAGAAGCACCGCCTCCTCCAGAAGAAGAGGAAACACCAGAACCAGAAGCATAATGGACTTAACGAAATACCAAAATATTAATCAACAGGTAATGGTTTCTGGGCATAATATTGTCCCATATTTGCTTAATTTAGCTGAGTGGATTCAAAATTCCGGAGTTCAAATAATGCCTTACCCTACTGTAGTTATATCTAACAGTCAAGAATATGCTATGGATCCTTTTGGTAAAACTGCATATTATAATCCAGGAGAAAAGTCTGTAACTCTATTTGTAGCAGGAAGGCATATAAAAGATGTTTTAAGAAGCTACTCCCATGAGTTAATACACCATAATCAAAACTTAGCTGGTAAGTTTAATTTATCAAACCTGCAATCCTTATCAGATCCTAGATACACACAAAAAGATAAACATTTGTTAGAAATGGAAAAAGATGCTTATCTTAGAGGTAATATTTTATTTAGATTTTGGGAAGATTCAATTAAATAATATGAAAAAGACTCTTATATTAGTTATTTTTGTATTTGTAGGAGCCGCTATAATTTTTTATAGATCTAGTGTAAAAAAAGAATTAGAGTATAAACAAATTGTAAAAGAGCTAAACGACCAAATACAACTTAAGGAAGATTCTATAAATGCTTATAGAGAGCAGGTAGATATTTTTGTGGATAAAGTACACAGAGCAGAAATGCAATTAGAAGAGAACCAAAGTAAAATCAAAAAAATATACAAAGAATATGAAGTACATTTACTTTCTGTTGATAGCTACGATATTGACGAGCTTGAGCGCTTCTTCTCAAACCGTTATAAAGACTCAGCCAGTACCCAACAGTGATACTTTAAAGCTACATAAAGTTGTAGCTAAAAAAGTAATAAAAGATTTAATACATTCAGACGCTCTTAAGCAAGAGAGGTCTATTCTATTAGAAAACATAGATACTCTAAGTAATCAAAAAATTTACAAGGATTCTATAATTTCCTACAAAGACCGCCAAATTGAGGCTTTTAAAGGTATAGTAGATATACAAGATAAAAAAGAAGTAGCATATACGTCTACTATTAAACAATTAGAGAAGCAAGTAAAAAGACAAAAACTAGCAAAAAAGACTATTATGGGTCTTTTAGTTATATCAATAGGTTTTTTGATTGTCAAGTAATATGTCCAGTGAAAAATCAATTAAAGAGATAATTCGTGATGAATATCTCAAGTGCGCTGCTGACCCTGTATACTTTCTAAAAAAGTTTGTTTATATACAAACTTCAGAAGGCAGGATGCTGTTTACCCCTTATCTATTTCAAGAAAAATTATTATTTCTTTTAAACAAACATGATAGAACCCTTATTCTAAAGTCTAGGCAGCTTGGTATAACTACTTTAACTGCTGCGTATGCTTTATGGTTAATGATCTTCAAAAAAGATCAATCTATACTAGCATTAGCTCCCACACAAGAAAAAGCTAGAAATATTGTAGATAAGGTTAGATTTGCTTATGCACAGCTTCCAAGTTGGTTAAAAGTGGGGGCTTTAGAAGACAACAAACTTAGTTTAATACTAGAAAACGGATCTAAAATAAAAGCAGCTTCTGGAGCTTCTGAGAGTGCCAGGGGTTATACAGCCAATGTGCTTGTATTAGATGAGGCTGCATTCATAGAAAATGCAGAAGATCTTTGGGGATCAGCTCAACAAACACTTGCTACAGGAGGTAGAGCCATAGTTTTATCAACTCCAAATGGAGTTGGACAGTGGTTTCACCAACAATGGGTAGGAGCCGAATCAGAAGAAAATAATTTTATACCAGTAAGATTGCCTTGGAATGTTCACCCTTCTAGAAATCAAAAATGGAGGGAGGATCAGGATAAAGAATTAGGGAAAAGGTTGGCAGCTCAAGAGTGCGATTGCAGTTTTATATCTTCTGGAGATACGTATTTTGAATCAGAAGATCTAGAATACTTTTTACAGAGGACTAAAGATGCTATTGAAATGAGAGGCCCTAAAAAAGACTATTGGATATGGGAATATCCTGTACCAGAAAGGTCGTACATGGTGGTTGTAGACACTGCTAAGGGAGATGGATCAGACGCATCAGTTATTGAAGTTATAGATGTATTTACTGGATCTCAAGTAGCAGAGTATAAAGGGGATATGGACACCAAGTCCCTCTCTAAATTCGCAGTTGCTACGGCTACAGAGTATAACTCAGCTTTATTAATAGTAGAAAACACAGGTTTAGGACATGCAACAATATCTGATGTTTTGGAGCTTAATTATAATAATATATACTACTCCCCTAAAGGAGATACCACTAACGTAGCACAGTATATAAACAAAATTTACGACTACGATACCAGTAAAATGACCCCAGGTTTTACGACCTCTACAAAAACAAGACCTGAAGTTTTACTATCATTTAAGCAATATGTAAGAGATCATAGCATATCTTTAAATTCTAGAAGATTGTCATCTGAAATGTCTACCTTTGTATGGAAGAATGGTAAACCTATAGCTCAAACAGGATATCATGATGATTGTGTTATGGCATACGCCATAGGACTTTATCTAAGAGATAGTGCTGTTGAGTATAGATCTAGAGGGATAGATTTGCAAAAAGCATTGATAAATAATATATCAAGGGGAAGCACGTATAACACTAACAAAGGACAAAATCCAAACCAATTCCAAAACCCATATCAGATTAATGTGAATGGAAGACCGGAAGATATTACTTGGTTAATACAATAAAAATCAATATTTATATATATTAAACTGTAAATTCAAAAATAAATGCCAGTAGACAAAAGTTTATTTCCGAGGCTCAAACGTTTATTCTCAACAGATGTGGTTATCCGCAATGTTGGAGGTAAGCAATTGAAGGTGGCAGATGTAGAAAGAATACAGTCTTTTGGTCAATTACAAACCAACTCTCTTGTAGATAGATTTACCAGGCTTCATAAGGCAGGCCAAAGGATGCAATTTAACCCTACCTTAAACTATCAAACACTTAGACTTCAGTTGTATGCAGATTATGAGGCTATGGACACAGATGGTATTATATCTTCTGTTTTAGACATCCTATGTGAAGAAGCTACTCTAAAAGGAGAAACTAATGAGGTTCTTAAGATTAGAAGTAGTAATGAAAATATACAAAAAATTTTATACAACCTTTTTTATCAAGTGTTAAACATTGAATTTAATCTGCCTATGTGGATTAGATCTATGTGTAAATACGGAGATTTCTTTCTTAAGTTGGATATCGCTGAAAAATACGGGGTATATAATGTTAGTCCTCTGTCTGTTTATGATATGATAAGAGAAGAAGGACAGGATCCAAACAATCCATCATACATTAAATTTGTGTACGATCCTGTAGCCGTTGCTGGAGGAACTACAGCTACAAGGAATAAAGAATCTTTTGAGAATTTTGAAATAGCGCATTTTAGATTACTAACAGACACTAATTATTTGCCATTTGGTAGATCTTACATAGAGCCTGCAAGGAAGTATTTTAAGCAATATACTCTCATGATGGATGCTATGCTTTTGCATAGGATTATGAGGGCTCCTGAGAAGCGTGTATTCTACATCAACGTAGGTAATATACCTCCTAATGAAGTTAATGCGTTTGTGCAACAGACTATTAATGGAATGAAAAAAACTCCATTTGTAGATAATCAGACAGGGGATTATAACCTGAAGTTCAACGTACAGAACATGTTGGAAGATTTTTATATTCCTGTACGTCCTGGAGACAACACTACTAAAATAGATACTACTAAAGGATTAGAGTACGCTGGTATAGAAGACGTGGAATTCCTTAGAGATCTCATGCTAGGTTCCCTAAAGGTTCCTAAATCATTCTTAAACTACTCTGATGAACTCAATGGAAAGTCTACCAT